ATGCAAAAGCTTATTATCAAATACCTTTCATCCGTAACCGGTTCCGGCAAGACACATTCCTTGCTGACGACAATCAAATACGGTTCCCGCGCTATCATCGCTACTCCCCGAAAAGAGATTGGTCGCGAGACCAAAGCCAAACTGGAAGCTGCTGGTTTCACGGTTAAGCTCATCACTGGAAAGGATGGAAAGACCGACGATGTAGACTCCTATTCAGATTGCGGAAAGGCTTTCAGAGATGCCATTAAAGCCGACAATCATGAAGTCATCATCGTTGATCATTCTGTTGCGCTTAAGAAGCTTGAAGGCGTCGATAATTACGATCTCTATATCGATGAGGTTCCTCAAATTGACAAGACAATAAGCCTGAAATCATCCATTCCAATGATCCAAGAGCTTATGCTTACGCTTTTTCCAGACACCATCATTTCCGACAGTCATCTTTTCTATGAAATGACTTACACGAAGGAAATCGCAGACCTCATCGCTACGTTTGATGACGATGAGGTAATGATTCCAAGCCCGAAGTTGCGTGAGATGATCTATGCGCTGAAATCAGATGATCACACCGTAGTCATTCGCGGATCGTCGCTGAAGGCTTATAAAGAGGCGCTAAACACTGACCCGGAAGCAGTTAAGGGCATGAAGCTTCGCTTTCAAGTCATCACGAAACCTTCCATACTCTCCAACTACAAATCAGTCACAATGATAAGCGCTGGATTCGAGACATCCGAGCCATATTACGCTTGGCGTAAGCAGGTTGATTTCATCGAAAATGACGAGATGATTTCATCTCTTCGCCCGCTTCCAGATCATAAAAAGGGCTTGGTCCAAATCCTCTACCTTTCCGATGAAATGGACACATGGGCAGATTATAAGAAGCTTGGCTATCAAGACTTTCTGGACCGAGTTGCAACCGCATTCCATGAAGCCTCTCCCAACACACCGCACATTTATTGCGTCAAGAAAGCCAAAGATGATGAGGGTAATCCAACCACTCCCTACACATGGCTGCACGACGAAAGCGGCTTGGGAAAGCGAACAGACCCTTCTGCAAAGGGGATCAACGGTCTTAGCCACTACAATGTCGCCATCCATCTGACACCAATTAATCCAGCTACATTCGTCTACAACTTCAAGAGAGAATTCTATGAGATGCAGTCTCAGGATGTGAAGTGGGCAGTTTCATACGCCGCACAATATCAATTCGCTTCGCGGACCAGTTACCGCGACTATGAGAGTACCAAACACGTCGCCATCATCGTTCTGGATTTCAATTCAGCCATGGCTTTGCACGAGCAATTTGGTGAAGCCAGCGCAGGCGCACCAATCTTCTTCGATATTGGAATGGAAGAGCTTCGCTGTGAAAAGAAACAGGCAATGACCGCCAATGAACGCCTTCAAAAAAGCAGGATAAAAAAGAAAATGAAAACCAACGAAATCGAAAGCCAATATCAGTACGAAAATTTCCTTATTCGACAGTGGTCTAGTGTAAATTGTACTCAACCGTTAACGAACATGCCAATGTCGTGGAGTGATTTCGTGATGGTTTTGCAAAAGTATTCAAAAGGTCTCGAACTGAAGTCGAAATCAGCTTGCCCGCAACTTCGCGAAGGCTACTTTATCGATCCAGATAATCACAAGCTGGTGAACAACATCCAGACATCCAAACTCATGCAGATGGACATCGATAAAGCTACCGTTGATCCTGCCGAATTAAGCCTGTTCCTCACTAAGAACAACGTGTCTCACGTCATCGCTAACAGCTATAGCAGCCAACCATTAGACCCTCGCTTCCACCTTTTTATCCCGTTGAGCCGGGCAGTATGCGGCGATGATTACGCGAAGATATTCAAGCTAATCAGTGCCGATATCATTCAGAAATTTGATGGCGCATTTGAGATCGATGCCAGCTTCAAGAGCATCAACAAGAAGATCAGTATGCCATGCGTCTCCGGTTACAAAGGCGATCTGTTCATCAATGGCACTGTCTGGAAGGATATGATGACATACACGGTCTCATTCCTTGATGTGGAAAGGTATCTCAATCGCGTTCAGATCGGCTTCAGCAATCCGACAACAGAAACGCCATCGGAACTCAAGCAGATCGGCAAAGACGCTGTTGAAGACATCCTGACCAAATGGGCAGTCGCTCCGGGCTTGGGTAAAGGAGGACGCCATTTCTACAACGCGGGTGTAGACCTGAAGAAGGCAGGGTGTTCATACGGAGAGATCATCCAAATCCTATCGACCAATCGCCACATGTTTGGTCATGGTCAAGATAGGAACGCATTAGATGTCACCAATCATATCTTCAAACGAAGCACGAATGTCAGCAGTGCAAACGACAACGCACAAAGCTTTTACAGATGCACAAATTCTAAATGAGAAAGGATAATGAGCAGAAAACCTAATCGAGTTAAAATAAATGGAATTTACAGACAGATATACTACATCAATGATGGCATATTGGACGGAATGGATGAGAAGATGGCTGGCATTTACGTACTCGCCTGCATTAAGTCAGGGTCAATGTACGTAGGTTCTTCATCAAATATTAGATCAAGAGTAATGAGCCACTTCAGAAAGTTGAAGAAGGGGTCACATACTAACTACAAGCTCAGCAAGGCATATTCACAATACCCTTCGAGATGGGCGCTTATCGTGATGGAGACCGTTTCAGGGTTGACGCAAACCGAAACCTATCGGCTGGAAAACGCTTACTTGAAAAGACCAGAATACGATCTGAACATTGATCGCTCAGCATTTGCTCCTTTCAAAAGGTGGAAAGATAGACAAATGGAGACGCCAAATAACAACCAAAGGTAGGTGTGACTCGCACCCCCACCTCCCCCTGCTCAGGCTCTTCGCTACAGTATCAGGTCCTCCAGAAAATTTTTATGCGTCGTGGTTTTCCAGAGGCGTTTCGCTTGGCTCTGGTGACGATGCCGAAAAGCTGAGCGACGGTAAAAGATGAACGAGCTTCGGAAAGGCTGAGTAGATGAGTGCCGCTATATCGCTCAATCGCTGCCGGGCTTCTTCTGTCAGCGGTACAGTCAAAAGCTTCTTTTCGAACGTAGCGATGTAGTCGTCGCCTCTTACCTGTCCTATCAAGAATTCTTTCCCACCCTCAATTTCTATTGCATGCTCCTTTACGCCGTCGAACGATCCGACTGCTTCAGCGCGATGCCCAACTGCATGACGTGCGACATTGTAATTCGGAAAACCGCGCTCAAGTTCGCCGGAGGCTTTCCGCAAAATGTCGCTGTCTGACTCTTCCTTGATTGTCGGCGTTAATCGCATGTTTGCTTTGATCTGCATGAGAGCTTTTCCGAAATGGAACAGCGTCATCGCGGCTTCTCTGCCAGCCATATCATCCCAATTTTTTATGAGGTGGAGGCTGTTATTCAGAATTAAGGTGTCAGGCGCATTGGCGCTCAGCAAGCTTCTTCGAAGGTCTTGTACGTGATTATGAAGCCCGACAGCCGCCGCGTAGTCATTCACGTACCCAGACAGATTTTGGAGATTGAGCACAGTGATCATGGAGTGGTTTTGCTCTTCCGGTGACGGCAATGAGTCAACAAAAGGCTGGAGCACAGATGCGTCGTAGACCCCCGGCGTTCCCGGCAACAGATCGTAGCTCATAATTTTCTCCAATCCGCAAATGTAATGGTCACTGCCACCTAACGCCCACGATCTCCGTTCGTTGCGTGGCAGTTCAGATGATCGCCATCACAAGCTAAATATCGGCATGCTTAGCCAAATCAAATCATACGCCATAATCGGCGCTGTCATCCTGTTCATCGCTCTTTCCGGCGCGTTCGGCATCTACTACAAGATCGCGAGCAGCCAGATCGACACGCTAACCGCATCGAATGCCACACTGTCGCTAACGGTCGCCTTAAATGAAAAGACCATCGATCAGATGAAGCTTGATGCGGAAACGCTTTCCAAATCGATTGTGGAGTTGAATAAGACCAACCGCGTGATCGAAGACAATTTCGCCAAGGAATGGTCTGCCATCGACCAGATGGACGCATTGAGCGAAGATCAGGCAAATTCTTCATTTGCCCAATCCATAAAACGATTAAAGGCTGCAACTCAGCCGAAATAATCAAGCGCTTTTTGGCTTGGGTCCACGTTTTTTCTTGGGTGCCTCGACTGGCTGATCATCGCCATACAGTTCCTCAATCTTGGCAACAAAATCGCTGTCATCGCGTACAGCTTCCTTCACCTGATCGAAAAACGACAAGACATCTTCTTTGCTCTGGAAATGAAATTCGTCTTCCAATTTTCCTAGCTTCACATGAAAGCCAGTGATGTCCTCTTTCGCCCATGACCGGCGATTGAGTTGACCTTTCTTTACGGCATCAATCTGCTTGGTTAGTGCCTTAGAAAATGCGGCAGCAGATTTGTTCGTTTTGACAGCGTGTTTTGCGACGAGATCAGCGTAAGTGATCATTTTCAAAAATCCTTTTCAAACATCAAATGCCCTAAATAGCTGAAACGTAATTAGACGAGAAAGGCAAGTGAAAGTTAAATACGATTTCCCTCGTGGATATTCATCAGAGATGACGAATGCACGGGAAAACAACGAGTTCGAAGCATGGGTGAATGGCAAGTTCGGCTCGCGAATTAGAGACCTCATTTCAGAGGATTTTACGCTGAACATTTCAGACAGCTTCTTTGAAGTTGATTTCACCTATGAAGATGATGCTCACGCCTTTCTGAAGCTATTTGGAGGGCGCGAAGCTTGAAGGAAAAACTACTCAAGATTGACAAGCGAAAGACGCCTGAACATCGCGAACATCTGAAGAATATCGGTCGCAAAAAAGGGCAACCAAAGATCGAAGGGTCTGGCGTCAAAAAGATTCCGGAAGAAGTCAAAGAAGCCATGGCAGCTAAAACCATGGACGCAGTTGCCGTGATGGCAGACGTGATGATGAATTCTAGCAATGACACCGCTCGTGTCAAAGCAGCCGCGTACTTCCTTGATCCGTTCGTTCCGAAGGCAGCAACCAACGTGAACGTCAATCACGCGGTCTCAATTGCCGACATGCTCAGCCAGATAAATCAAATGCGGTTGAAGGACGAAACAAAAACCATCGACATCACCCCGCATGAAGAACCAGTTGTGGAGCTTCTTATCGAGCCGGTGGTGATTGACCGTGATTGATTGGATCGTATCGGCATTCGTCGTCTTTACGGCATTCCTTGCCTTACATGGCTTCCAGACCAGTCATCTTGTGGCTGGCTTCTTTGGAGGCATCATGAGGGCAGTCATCAGTTCGAAAGGTACAATTTCAGAACGGATTGCGTCGGGTTTTGTCGGAACGGTCTTTGCCATGTATTTCACACCACTCGCCGTGTGGATGCTTTCGATTACCGATACTCAATCGGCAAACAGTCTCGCATTCGCTATCGGCATGTTGGGTCTGTACGTGGCTGAAGCCTGTATCGGGATTGCTAAGCAATGGGCATCCAATCCGGGTAAGTTCCGTCGCGATATCTCCGATCTGGTGATCCGCATCTTCTCCAAACGCGACTAAGGGTCAAAACGCGGTTTCGCTAAATATCGGATGACCGCACATGACCAAGAATTACAAAAACTAGCTGCCCTACTAGACGTTTATCGTGACGACATCGCTGTCTTTGCGCAGCAAGTCTTTGGCTCTACACTCACCCCGAAACAAATTGAATTTTGCGAAGCTTTCCGCACCCAACGCACCATTACCTTCAGAGGGGGAGTTGGATTCGGAAAAACTCATGCGGAAGCCATCGTCACATGGTGGGCATTGATCTGCCACGACCAAATCCAAGTTTCCATCTTCGGACCATCGGAGCCGCAGTTACGCGGCGGTATCTGGAAAGAACTCCAGGTTCTGCATGGAAAGATGTCGCTGCTCTTCAAAGAGAGTTTTGACGTTCAGGCAACCCGCATCAGCCGTGTGGTCAATCCAAGCTCCTGTTTTGCGGAATACCGACTAGCCAGCGGCGACAAGCCCGACAATGCCCGTGGTATCCACGCGCACAACAACTTCGTCATCGTGGATGAAGCATCAGGTATCGATGATGCCGTTTTCACGGGCGCACTACTGAACATTCTCACAGACCCGAATGCCAAGCTATGCCTTGTCTCGAACCCATCCAAGGCAAGCGGCTTCTTCTGGCGCACTCACAGCGATCCCGACATTCGAGATGAGTGGACCCAAGTCCACGGGCAGATGAAGGACAGCCCGCATTTCGATCCTAAAACATTTGAACAGCTTGCAAAGAACTATGGTGGACCACTCAGCCGCGAATACCGTGTCATGGTCCTTGGAGAGTTCCCTCTTTCCGATATCGACGGTCTGATCAGTCGGGAATGGATTGAAACTGCCATTCTCAACACGGAAGTCATTCCAGCACCGAATGCGCCCGTCATATGGGGTCTCGATCCCGCTGGCGCTGGTAAGGATAGCTCGGTTCTGGCAATGCGCCATGACAACGTTCTGTTGGGCTTCGAGGAATGGCGAGGACTTGATCCAACCCAATTGGCTTACAAGGTCAGAGACCTCTATCAGTCTACACCGAAGAACCTTCGACCAGCCATTATTGCGGTGGATTCAACCGGTCTTGGTCATGGTGTTTGGAGCAACCTGAAAGACTTCGGTCTTCCTTGCCACCCATGCATATTTGCCGGGACACCCACCCGAAATCCAGATCGCTATCATCGCGTCAGAGACCAGATTTGGTTCGAGATGCGCGAATGGTTCGCAACTGAAAATGTCAGCATTCCAAATCATCAGCGGCTGATCGAAGAACTGGTCACGCCAACCTACGATGACGGTTCGGGCAAAATCAAACTTGAAGATAAGAAACTGATCAAAAAACGGATCGGAAGGTCGCCCGATTATGCAGACGCATTGGCGATCACTTTCAGTGTCAATCCGTCCCGTTTTCAAAGCAAGTTCTCTTGGTCGAAGCCAATCGAATACACGAACTTACAAAGCTTCCAATAAGCCTAAATAACCTAAAAATCATATGAGAAAGGATTTATGGACGAACAGGCTATTCAAAACAGCATCGCGACGAAGCTAAAAGACGCTGTAAATTTCAGCAATTCGAATATCGCGGCAAAAAATGAACAGGCGTTAAAGTATTATAAGCGCGCCTATCTTCCCGGCGACGACAAGATTAAAGGACGCTCGAAATGGGTGTCGCCCGAAGTTCAGCAGCGTGTCGATTGGTCCGTTGCCAGCATGATCCGCATCTTTGACAGCCCTGAAAATGTCTGCGAATTCCTACCATTTGGACCGGAAGACGAAGCTATCAGCCGTCAACAGACGCAAATCGTGAACTGGACGCTTAAGACCAAAAATAGTCATTTGGCGTTTCTACAGCCATGGCTCCAGAACGGCTACATTTGCGGTTTAGGCATCGTCACCGCTGAATTTACGACCGAAACTATTGAAGGTCTGCCGCGCACATTCAAGGGCGTTCCCGATGCAAATCTAGTCGCATTTGATCAGCAAGAAGAAGCTGGTCAGATCGTCATCGAGTCCGCGTCAAAGCCATACCTGAATGAAGCTGGAATTTCCGTTCGCGATCTGAAGATCAGGAACGTTCGCCGCAATCCCGTATTCAACGTATTGTCAGTAGCTCCGGAAGATTTCATCATCAGCCGTGACGCAAAAATCGATCCTGAGACCGGTGGCATCGCTGCCAAGCTACAGGGACATCGAAAGATCATGTCGAAATCGGCATTGCTCGAAATGGGTTATGACGCCGATAAGGTTTCGCAGATTGCTTTTGCATCATCCAAGAACGACGGCATTGCGCTTGAGCGCTCCAAAGACCTTGATGGCGATCAGGGCGTTTCTGGCGATGATGTTGAAGTGTTTGTCGTCTATTGCAAAATGAAGATCGATAAGAAAGCTCGCCACTATCGTTTCACGCTTGCGGGTGGCATCGAAAAGCCGGTCCTACTCGATTACGAAGAAGTCAGCAAATTCTATCCATACGCGCCGTTCGTTCCGTTCCCGCAGGCAGACTCTCTCTTTTCCATGGGTATTGCCGACAAGATTGGCGATGATCATATTCTCATCACACGCCTAAACAGGGCAATTCTCGATGATCTCCACGCGCACGTTCATCCGACCAAAATCGTCAACCCTGATTCGGTGAATCTAGATGACCTTCTGAATATTCACCCCGGCTCGATTGTTCGTTCAACTGACCCCACAGGCGGAATCTCTTACAGCATCCCGCCCTTCAGCGGATCAGATGCTATGCCGGTAATTGCCAACATTTCGAACGGTCTCGACTATAGCACCGGCGTTGGTCCGCAGATGTCTAGCCTGAACGCTTCCGATCTTCAGAACACCACTGCAACAGCCGTCAATTCCCGCAATTCTGCCAGCCAGCTATTAGTTGAGATGGTTTCCCGCTATTTCGCAGACACCGGCTATGCCTACCTAATCCGCATCGTCATAGATCAGCTTGTCCAGAAGCCGGAAGAAGCGCAGGAATTCATTGCGCGGCTGACCAACAACTTCGTGCCGATTGACGAGTTTTCACCCGAACTGGACGTGACCACATCGGTAAGTTTTGGCGTCATGAGCCGTGACCAGTCCACCGCCTCCCTGTCGAATCTCTTGATGCAGCAAATGCAGGCGATGCAAGCTGGTCTGCCAATCGTGAATGCACAGACGATCTACAACACCCTTGCCAAGCTCAGTGAGACCACTGGTTTCAAGAATAGCAGCCTTTTCTTTGTTGATCCTTCGACATTGCCGCCGCCACCACCACCGCCACCAGCTATCGATCCTAATCAGGGGTTGATCGACCTAGAAACCGTTAAGGCGCAACTGAAGGCGCAATCCGATGAAGCTGATCGCCAGTTCGAAATGCAGAAACTCGTTGCCCAACTCCAGCAACAGCAATCCGAATTCAAAGATCAGATGGAATTGAAAACCAAGCAGCTTGAACAGGACTATCTACTCAAGCTGATGGAATTGGACAAGAAATACACACAACAAAGCGAGCCGAGAAATGACCTTTCTCAGCTTATGATTGAGGTTCCAGATGAACAATATTGAAAAAGCAAACGCAGCAATTCGCTTGAAAGAAAATGAAGATTTCCGCGATCTTATGCGCTGCATCGAAACCGAAATATTCGAAGCATTTATGAATACGAAATTGGGTCAGGTGGAAGAATTGGATAGCGTTCATCAGCTTTCACATGGCTTCCGTCTGATCAATCAACGGCTAGATAAATACATTGAAATTGCGAAATTCGAAAATTCTTCGCAGAAAAATGAAGAATACTAACTCAGATAATAAATGACTTTAAGGAGAAACCATATGGACGCTCAAAATACAAAATATGACGCATCTTTCTTTTATGCGAAAAATCCCGAATTACTGGAACGAAATAAGCAACATGATGCGCTAGCAGCAATGACACAACTGCTACTGGATAGCGGATATTCCAAAGATGAAGTGATTGATCTGAAAGACGGTCGATTTCTGGACATCGTATACCGCCTATCAAGGCTGAAATGACGGTCTAAAAAATCAGAAATACTAAATAAATCCAACCAAAATAACTTTAGGAACACTAAATAGAAATGGAAAGTGAAAGCAACAATCTCGAAACGGGAACTGCACTTAGTTTAGATGAAGCGGCTGATTTGATTAGCCAAACTCTCGACGTATCTGAGGACTCCTTTGTTGAGCAACCAGACGAAAACGTTGAATTACCGGAAGTGGATGAAGTCGTTGAGGCTCCTGAAACTGACGAGACGCCGGAAGAAGAGCAATATTTCGATATCGATGGCAATCAGGTAAGTCTGAGTGAAATTCGGTCCTCTTATATGAGACAATCCGACTACACCAAAAAGACCCAAGAGATTGCTGAACAGCGCAAATACTATCAGGAAAATCAGCGCGATATTAACACGCTGCGATCTGAAGCGATGCAAGGCATTGAAGCCCTTAAGCATCAAATCAGCATCGAATTCCGCCAGATGGAATATCCCGATTTCGATTATTTGGCTGAAAATGATCCCGGCGAATATGTCCGACAGAAAGCCCAATGGGAAAAGCGTGAACACGCCGTTCGACAAATCTATGATGCTGAAAATGCATTGAAGCAAAAGGCAGCAGCATATGAGGCAGAACAGCATCAAGCGCAGATTCAGGAAACGAGCAATCGCTTCTTCGAAAAGTATCCTGATCTGAAAGACAGAACGAAAGCTGACGAAGTCTTTAGCGATATCACTGGACTTTTGATGGAGACAGGCTTTAGCGAGCCGGAAATCAAGAGCATTGCTGATTTTCGCATCATCGATCTCCTGTACCGAGTTGTTCAGGCTGAGAAAGCTCAGAAAGCAATTCCGAACGTGATCGAGAAAATCAATAAGAAACCGGTCATTTCTGCGAAGGAAAATTCGCGCAAGACCAGTGCTGATTATGATCGTCAAAGCTACGAAAAATTCAACCAATCGAGAAGTGTTGCGGATGCCGCTGCGCTGATCAAAAACCTTCTATAACAACTAAGAACAAAAGAGAAAGGATTATGCCTACTTTAACTACTGTAAATCACGCTGGAATTCACGAAGACCTCAGCAACATCATCAACATGCTGGAACCAACCGAAACACCGTTTATTTCGTCTATCGGTAAGACCAAAGCTTCCGCCGTTCGTTCAGAATTTCTGATGGATGAGCTTGCTGCCGCCGATAAAAACAATGCTTTGGCAGAAGGCGCGGACGCAACGGATTCTACGCTTACGACCCCAACCAGACTTGGAAATATTTGCCAAATTTTCCAGAAAGATATTCGTCTTAGTTCCACTTTAAACGCGGTCAATACGGCTGGCGCGGCAAAGGACGAACTTTCCAGACTTGTGGTAAAAAAGGGACTCGAACTCAAACGAGACCAAGAAGCCGCATTCGTTAGCTCCAATGCGTCCGTTGCGACTGGCACCCGTAAGCTTGGTGGTATGGAAGCTTGGATCAGCACGAACGCCCTTCACGGTGCTGGTGGTTCCTCCACTGGTTACGCTGGTGGCATTGTCAACGCACCAACCGCTGGCACTGCTCGTCCCTTGACCGAAGCCCTGTTTATCTCGGCATTGCAGAAAATTTGGGAACAAGGTGGCACACCCAAGGATGTGATCGCACCCGGCACCCTGAAGCAGAAAATTAGCACCTTTAATGGTGGCGCGACGAAGCAACAGAACGCCGACAAGAAGACCGTGAATCAGGCAGTGGACTTGTATGTGTCGGATTTTGGCACTGTTTCTATCGTTCCTCATCGTTTCATGTCCACGAATGTCGTGATCGCATACGACCCCGAACTTTGGAAGAATGCTGTCCTTCGCAATGTTCAGAAGGTTGAACTCGCGAAGACTGGCGATAGCGAACGCTATATGCTCGTTACTGAGACAACTCTTCAGAGTTTGAACGAAAAGGGGTCAGCCAAGATCGCAGACCTCAATGGTTAAGCTGACCTTGAACGGCTAATAATCATAAATTCAAGGATCGACTTAGAGGCTCTTCGGAGCCTCTTTTTTTGTGCGCAATCTGCCAAAATCAAGCGGTCGCTAAATACGTCAATAGACAAATTTAGAGGCATCCTATGGATAATTTTCACGCTGGCGATCTTCTTCAATCCGGCTCGGTCGTATGGGAAGATACGCCCACTCACACAGTTACTTTGATCCGCGACGGCGACAAAATTATTGTAAAAACTGACTACAAAAACATGCAGGCGATGCTGGATGCAAACGCAGCCGAATCCAGCGATTTCAATCAGACCGGCAAACATTCTGATGTCGTGAAAGTGGCTGGTATTCCCATTGGTTTGTATTTCGATTGGAAGCGCGACGGCATTACTGACGATCCGGAAGCATTGAAACGCCGCCTCAATGACGCTGATTATGCAAAGTTTCGCGTCAATAATTGGAGGCTCTGATCATGACATATCAAGAGTTTCTTGCCCTCATCAAATCCTACACGATCCGCGATGACGCACCGATCATCAGCTTTATCCTTCGCGCCGAATCTCACTTGCGCCCAATCGTTCGTCATTACCTTGCCGAAAAGACAATCGTTCTTTCGATCACAGACGACATTGCTGATCTGCCTGCCGACTTCATTGAAATCCGTGCCATCACAGGAACCGAGAAGCGATACAAGCCGATATCCATCAACAGTGCCACTTCAGACGAGGTTGGCTATTATCGCATTGGATCAACCCTGATATTTGCAGGGAAAGTCGAAGCCACGGTCAAGCTGACATACTATTCAGCCTTTACGCCGTTGACCGAGACGAACCAGAACTGGCTCTTCGGAAACTTCCAAAACGTCTACATTTCCGCCGTTTTGCGCGAGTTCTACCGTTGGGAGAAGGATGCCGAAGGTGTTGCATCTGAACAAGGCGCACTGAACGAAGCTCTGTCCGTTCTGGCTGAAGACGACCGCCGTGGACGCATGACCGGCTCTATTACGATTGGTGGTCCGACATGGCACTAATCGATCAACCATTCACGTCATGGACTCCTGATCTTCCCGCCCTGAACAATCTGGGTCTGGTCAAGGCTCACAACGGTTTGCCCGGAAACAGCGCATTTCAGGGTGGTGTCACCTTCTTCCCTATGAAGGCGGCAAGCCTCTATTCCAATACATCTATGGCTTCACGCCCGCTCGGCACTGCCATTGGTCAGGACAAGGATGGTAATGCAAAGGTCTATGGTGGATCGGCAACTGCACTTTACAAACTGTCGCCAACCAATCGCCAATGGACCAACATCTCCAGATCGGGTGGCTATTCGACTACCGGCAAGGAGCGCTGGAAGTCGGTCGAATTCGGCTCGCTCCAGCTTTTCACCAATTTTACCGACGAACCCCAATACATTGACATGAACGCAGATGTGCAGTTTGCCAATCTCACGTCGCTCGTCAAAGGCAGACATTTGGCTACGCACAAAGGGTTCGCCATTCTCGGCAACACATATGATGCGCTGGACGGTGGCGTTCCCTATCGCGTTCGCTGGTCAGCAATCGAGAACCCTTCCGATTGGGTCTATTCGCAATCAACGCAGGCTGATTTTCAGGACATTTTTGGAAGCGGTTCGATTATGGGCATCGTCACTGATGATCAATGCTGGATTTTGCTCCAGCGCGGGATCGCTCAGATGACGTATATCGGCGCGCCTTATGTCTGGCAGTTCACAGACCGCGTTGTTGGCAAAGGCTGTTCTGTTTCCGAAAGCCTGATTTCCATCGAAGGTGGACGCCATTTCTTCCTTTCAGATGACGGCTTCTACATGCTCCAGAACGGCAACCTTACGCCGGTTGGTGCCGGTCGCATCGACAAGTGGTTCATGCAAAATGCCGATCAGGACAAGCTCAACCTTATGTCCGTGGCATCCGATCCCCGTGAGTCCCTGATCTACTGGTCGTTCTGTTCGGTGAATTCCTCAACGGGAAGACCCGATATGATGCTCATCCTCAATTACGTGACCGGAGAATGGTCAACGGCTGATGCAACAGCGGACCTGATTTTCCCTAGCCTCTCCCTGCCTTGGACTATCGATCAGTTGGACACGTATCAAACGCTCGACAATGTGCCAGCTTCTTTCGATGATCCGATCTGGTCAGGTGGAAAGAGCATGCTTTGGGGCATGAGCAACACAGGCGCGGTCTATAGCTATTCAGGGCAGACGCTCGAACTTTCCATTGAGACACCCGAATATCAGCTATCGAAAATCCTGCCGAACCAGACAGGTGCTGACATCACGTCGATATCTAAAGCTAGACCACTATTTGAAGGCAACGGAACCGCTCGTGTTCAGGTTGGAACGCGCAAGCTTCTATCCGATGAAATCACATGGTCTGATCTGAAAGATACCAGCCCTGAAACCGGCTTTGCGTACTTCCGTGAAAAGTCTCGGTTCCAGCGTTTCCGCGTCAAAATTTCTGGCAACTGGAAGACTGCTTTTGCTGTCCAGATCGACGGGTCTACGGCTGGAAAACGCTAAATAGCGTAATGGAAAGAGTCTACGATCATACGAACACGCGACAAGTCACAAGCGTACTGAATCAAGTTGTCTCGCAATTTGACAATTGCGGTTCTGTGTCTTTGGCGAACTCAACGACCACAACAACCGTTTCCAATTCCAAGATCAACAGCCAAAGCAAAATATTTCTTCAAGCTCGAACGACTGCCGCTGCAACTGCTTCAGCCAGCACGTTCATTTCGGCAATCAATGACGGTTCTTTCGTCATTAATCATGCTTCTGCAACGACTGCCAGAACCTTCGATTATGTGGTTTTTAACGTATGATGCAGATGGTTTTTAGCGAGCAAGAATATGAACGGGTTCGAGCATGGTTGCTGTCAGCATTCGATGCATCACCCGCTGTATTTGATGAAGCCGAAATGCTGGAGAAATTGCGCAAAAACGAATGGTATCTTGTCACCGCTGATCGCTCTGCATGTGTTCTTGAGCTTTGCAAATATGAAGATGAGTGGATTGCGAATGTGCTGCTTTTGGGCGGCGAGAAGAACAATTCCCTTAAAGAAATCATGCGTTGCCAGATCACCTTATGTCGTTTCCTGAAAGATCAGGGATTCACTAAATTAGTCGGGCAACCACGAAAAGAATTCCACAAACTCATCCTGAAACACGGCTTCGAAAAGAAAGAAGAAGAATTTATCAAGAGGCTTTAATTAATGGCATCAACTCCAAAAACGACCGAAACGACCACTAAGACAGAACCTTGGGATGGTGCCAAAGGCTACCTGCTTCAAGAATACGCGAACCTCGATAAACTCTATAAGGACGGCGCTCCAAAGCCATATGAAGGCTCACTTATTGCTGACCAGTCTCAGGCAACAAAAGATGCACTGGCACAAGCTGAAGCCACGGCTCGAAACGGCAACACATCGACACTGACCAACGCAACGAATGCCGTCAATTCGGTCATGAATAGTTCTGGCAATCAGCAAGCGCAGAACACCTATTCTCAGCTTCAGAACACGAATGGTTTCGCGCCTAATCCGACGAATAATATGGCGTCTCAGATTGCCAATGGTCAGTTTTCCACTGGACAGACTTCGAACAACCCGGCGATGCAGTATCTTCAGTCCACGGCTTCCGGTGCAAATGTCGGAAAGAACCCGTATCTTGATCAGATGGTTGGCAATCAGCAAGACCAGATCGCGACCAAGCTGAAGAATGTGACCAATCCGGGTATCGACAGTCAGGCAGCAACCCTTGGTCGCATGGGTTCTGGTGCATTCGCCTCACAGCGCAACAATGCCGAAAGCACCGCTGCCAACGAAATGGCGAAGGTCGCTACCGATCTCTACGGCAACCAATACAATCAGGATGTCTCGAACCAGATGAACGCGGCTGGTCAGTATGGCTCGATGTACAACTCGGACATTGCGAACAACCAGAACCAAATCGCCAACGACCGTTCCTATCAGCTTCAGGGCATGAACAGCCTATCGAACAACTATCAGAATTCGATCTCCAACATGCTCGGTCTGAATGATCAGAAGCTCAATGCCGCCAACGCGCAGACTTCCGCAGATTCCAACCTGAATACGCAGAAACTGAATGCGGCTGGCATGTCCGGTCAGACGTATGCGAACCAATATCTGCCAGCCCAACAGCTTGCTAATGTCGGTGCATCTCAGGATGGGCGGCTCGATCAGTTGAAACAGGCTGAAGTCGGAGCATGGGATAAGGCTCAAAATCAGCCACTTGTTAACAGCGCAAACTTCATCAATTTGCTGAATGGCGGCGGTTACAACAGCCAATCAACGCAGACACCTGTCTATTCGAACACGGGTGGTCAGCTTCTTGGCGGATTGTCTGCGCTTGCTGGCTTGTTTGCCCTTTGCCAAGCATCTGAGAAGATTCTGCACAAGCATGTCGGCTTCATGCCGCTCACCAATGGTGATCGCATCGCAATCTACGAATTCACCTACAAAAACGATCCTGATCAACAGCGCTGGTTCGGTCCAATCGCGGAAGAAGTTGATCGCAAAACCGACGCTGCAATCGTACTGGACGACAAGCTCCATATCGATGTCACGAAACTTATGACGGAGGCAGCGTAATTATGGCTGGCGTATTTGATTTCCTTCTCAAGAAGAAGACCAACGGCGAGGACGACCTGAAAGCCGTTCTCAGCCCTGAAGAGGCGAAGAAGCAAAACTTCCTGTCGCAATTCCTGCCGGATGATCCTGATAAAAAGCAGTCGCTCTCGCAGGCTCTCTTGCTTGGCGGCGCGGCTATGATGGCGAATGGCGGTCCTTCGGAGAAACCAACCAATCTTCTGTCCATTGTTGGGCAAGGGCTTGGAAATGGCGTTGGCGCATATAATGCCAACATGGACGGTATTGCTGATCGAAATACGAAAGGCACGGCTAACAAGGTCAACCAAGTGAAGCTCCAAAACGCACAAAATGCGCAGACTCGTTCATCTGCTTTCATCGAAAAATATGGCTCTCCATCTGAAAACGGCTATTCGATTGAGGCGCTTTTTGCTCTTCATGAGATGCAGCTTGCCAATGGTGACGACGAAGGCGCAAGGCTGACACAACGGCAAATTCAGGCGCTGCAACAGCACGGCGCGGATAATGGCATGGTAGTTAGTGAAGACGGTTTCCGTCTGGCTGATGGCTATCAGAAAAGCCTCTTTGACACGAAGAAGGCGGAAAGCCTTGGTTCGGCTCAAGGGCAGAATGCGCAGATTACAGCCGATCAGAAAGATTATCAGTTCGGCAAAGACAATCCTGAATTCCGCAAATACGAGACCGAGAAGAAGAAGGACACCAATATTTCGGTCAATACAGGTCCGAAGGATGGTGACATGTGGAAGGCTTTGGACAAGGAGCGTGAAAATGCTTCAGGTGCCCAAGGTGCTTTGAATCAGGTCCACCAGATGAAACATTCTCTTGCCAACGCGACAACCGGATTTGCTGCAAACCAAGTCTTGTGGGGTCAGAAAGCTATTGCCGCTCTAGGTGGCGATTCCAGCAAGGTTGCTGACACCGAAACGTTCCGCACACAGGCTATGGAAATGGCAGCGAGAATGAAGAGTGAGCTTGTCGGCAATGCTCAGATTTCCGATAGCGACATGCGATTTGTTCAGCAGGTGTCGGGCGGTGATATCACTCTCGATAAGGTGACGCTGGAAAAGCTGCTTGATATTCGTGAGAAGTCCCTGAACGGTACGATTAACCGCTACAATGAGAAGATCGACCGTATCTATCCAGACACGGAAGAAAACAAGACCAACCGGACCTATTTTGGCGGCATCAAAGCTCCCGAAAATCCATATGGTAAAGGCGCTCAAACACTCGTCGTTGATAGCGAAGATGCTTATGGGAAGGTGCCTGCCGGTGCTGCCTATCGCTTCTCTGATGATCCTCCAGACATGGTTCGGAGGAAGCGCTAATGGTCAATTATATCCGCTACTCCAATGCCGGGGCTACTCGTAACCGCGAGCTTTCCGACGCCCTCTTGAAACGTCTTGGCTATCTGGAAGATTTGGGTGTGACTGCCGAAGTGTTTTCCGGTGGACAGCCTGGAATCGATGAAGGTGGCGCTCGTGTTGGCTCAACTCGACATGACCATGGCGAAGCTGGCGACATGTTTTTCTATAAAGACGGTCGCAAGCTTGATTGGGCAAATGAACAGGATCGACCTGTCTTCGAACAGATTGTCAGTCAGGGCAAAGCCAACGGGATTACCGGCTTCGGTGCTGGTCCCGGCTATATGCAAGCAGGCTCTATGCATGTTGGTATGGGCAAGCCCGGCGTGTGGGGAGCCGGTGGCAAGGGTGACAATGCGCCTGCTTGGCTAACTTCTGCTTACAATGGTGCTCCTTCCCAAGCCAAACCAGACGTAATTTCTGAAGTCATTGCTGCCGCCGATCCCGCAACCGTTCCAAAGCAAATTCCGGGAACGGAAACGCAAGCCCTTGCCCAAACCCCGGAAGAGCCGAAAAGCCGCAACGGTGTGTTGATCGATGCGTACAACAAGCTGACCAACTCAGATGTTCAGGTGCCCGACACCATTCTTGGAATGGACACCGACAAGATGACCAAGGGTTTTGGGCAGATCGGCGCTTTCGCCAAAACGCTTTCAGAACAAGACCAAGCGCTAAATAGCCAAATACAGGCAACAGCACGAGCGCAGGGCGGTAGGATTGGTGGCGGAAGCCCCGTTGAAATCTCCATTCTTTCATCGTTGCCAGAACAACAGCGCAAACGCAGAGGCGGACTCAGCGGGTTAGGAGGCTATTTCAGCTAATATGGACGATTGGAAAAAGAAAATCATTGAACGCGATGGCGGCTCTATTCCCGAATGGAAACGCAAGATCATCGAACAGGATGGCGGCACAAACATTTTCGAAAATGCTGGTCCCGATCCACGCGATATCTCTGACGACGCCAGCGATGCGCCATGGAACGTCCGTATGGAAGTTGGTGCGCTCGATAAGCCAGAAGATCGGCTGAAAGCTCTCCAGAAGCATTATCCAGACGCAAAGCCATATGGCGAAAACAACTTTATATTCACCGACGAAAAAGGCAGAACTCGCCAATACAATCGTGAAAGCTGGCTTCCCAATCTCGGTGACTTCGCATCGATTGCGCCTGAGTACGGTGAAATCATGGGCGGTGCTATCGGCGGTGTTTATGGTGGTGCCGGTGGTGGCATTGCAGGTTCTGCCGTTCCTGCCGTTGGTACGACAGCGGGCACTGTTGCTGGCGCTATCGGTGGTGCCGGTGCTGGTTCCGTTGTTGGTCGCGAAGGCGTCCAGCGCGGTTTGAACTGGCTATTCGGAAACGAAGATACACGAACTGGCTCTGAACAAGCTGTCGATGCTGCGCAGACATTCGCACTTGGTGCAGCCGGTGAAGGCGCTGGTCGTGCCGTTGGTGCTGGCTGGAAAGCCGGTAAGAACGCCTTCAAATCCAAACTCATTGGCGAAACCGACGATGTTGTTGAAGCACAGAAACGCCTTGCCGATCTGAACGCTATTGGCGCGACTGAGCCACTTCCCGGCATGGTCAACGGAAACAAACGCACATCCACTCTTGAGCATGCACTGTCTTCTCTCCGAAATGGCGACGAGATCAACAGACGCATCGCAGACGCTCATACAGCTATGGATGGCGAGTTTGACCGCATTGTTTCGAATGCAGGGACGCCGAAAACGCAGGCTGAACTTGGCGAGCTTCTGAAACAGCAGGCACAGGAAGCGAAAGCGGCTGGATACAAGCGCTCCAACCAACTCTATGATCGTGCCGCTGAAAAGATCACATCTCCCGCTTCAATCGACAATACATTCGCATATGCGCAGAAGCTCAAAGCGGACAGTTCTGCCATGGGCAAGTTTGACCGTCGCGCTGCCGGTTCTCAGATCGATAGTGTTATGGAAGATACCGCAGCACTTCTTGAGGATGCGCAGAACGGCTTGACATTCGACCAGCTACAGAAGGCGCGCACCATTATCGGTCAACGTTCTGCCGACACAGACGATAAGGTTCTGAAAGGTCATCTCGACGGGCTTTATGGTGCGTTGACTGCCGACATGGAAAAGACCGCCTTGGCATCTGGTGATGGCGAAGGGCTTCAGGCATGGCGAAAGGCGAACAACCAGTTCAAGCGTTTGAAAGACCCGGTGAAAGGCTTTGGCAAAGGCTCTGTTGCTGACAAAATCCTCGATCCAAAAATGGACACTGATAAGATTTGGCAGTTCGCAACTGAGACGACAAACCGTGGCGGAAACCGCATTGCACAGATCAGACGCACGGTCGAAAAGTCCGAAGGCGGCAAGGATGCTTGGGATAATGTCGTTTCCTCGACCATCGAACAGCTTGGCAAGACGACCGATGTAGAAGGCGTCGATCAATTCAATTCGACGCTCTTCTTGAACAAGTGGAAGAAGATGTCGCCCGAAGCGAAGGACGCCATTTTCAAGGGTTCGAAGAATGCTCAATATCGACAGGATTTGGATCGGCTTGCTCGCATCACCGACAACATGAAAAACTACAGTCGTGGTGCCAACCATTCGAACACGGCAACCCATCAGCAGATGCTCAACAACATGAACCCGTTGGACAAGAACAACGTGATGGCTTCTGTTCTCGGTATGGCGGCGGGTGCTGAGCCTATTACTGCGCTTGCTATTGGTGCGGCAAAGGGGGCAACCAAAGCTGTTGTCGGCAAAGGCTTCAATAGCAGCCGTATGAAGCTTCTGACGGACCCTGAGACAGTCGCATGGATTGCCGGAGTGCCGAAAGCAGAGATGCAGAAGGGCGGAATGACCGGGCATATGCAGAAGCTTTTAGGCATCCGCAAACGGACATCTGATCAGGCGCTCGCATCTGCAATCAACGACTATTTTCGCGATCTCGGCTACGACGAAAGCGAATAATCCCTATATAAATCAACACAATAATAAGAGGGCGATAAGCTCATGACAGACCTCATTTCCACGGATTGGAAAGAACTCGACGCTGACAACACCAGCCCATCACCAAACGGTGTACAGGGTGGCTACAGTCCATCTCAGGTGGCTCCAGTCGTTCGCGCCATTCGTGGTTCGCTGAAGCGCTTCTATAACCAGTCCAATGCGATCTACACATCGACAGGCACGGGCGCAGCTTATGTGTTGACGTTTCAGGCGGCACCATCAGGCTATTCGAAAGGCATCATTTATCGGTTTTGGTCGCATATCTCCAATACTGGCGCGGCAACGCTGAACATCAATACGCTTGGCGCAAAGGCTATCGTTTCTCCAATTGATGGATCGGCTCTTACAGCTGGTCAGATCGCTTCTGGCAAGATGGTCGAAGTCGTCTACAACGGCACGGCATTCGAATTGCTGACTGACATGAAGCAGGATTCCAAGCTGTCTGGAAACACGGTCCTTTCAGGATCGCTGTCTGTTTCGGGCGCGATCAACGCTGACCAGAACGTAAATGTGAAAGGTCAATTGTATGTCGGCACATCAGGCTCATTCCTCGGTGGTGACGGGAACATCCTTTTCACTGGTGGTATGGCAAGCCAAGGCTCTAACCTTGGCGAAGCGCTTAATCGTAAAGCGAACCTCGCAAGCCCTACGTTCACTGGCACGTTGAACCTGCCTTCTGTTAGCGAAACTTCGTTCAAACAAGGTACTGGTGACGGTGCATCGTATACGACATACAACACCGTAATGAAGGGTTGGTGGGGTATGGGTATGGCTACCTACGACAACACTGTCCAAGGTTACTATGACTTCCGTGCTGGACGCTGGAATACCAAGGGCGGCACCTATCGCGACGGTGTCGAATACGTTCTTCCAAACGGTGCCAATCATAATATCAGCGTGCTTGGTTCGGCTGCTTCGGTTTACGACGCAGGCAACGTCAATGCGCAGCGAATGGTGTTCAATTGGAATGGTCAACCGGGGCAACCAAGTTGGCTATGGGGTGGCGTAGATGGTAAGAATATGTACGTCTACCAGCCTGCAAACCTTTCGGTTATGAACTCTGCACAATTGGGTGGTCTTGCCGCATCTGACTACGCAACGAAAGCTGATTTAACTGCCAGTTCAAACGCTTTTCAAAGCGGAAACCAAACATATACGGCACAGGGGCTAGGTTCTGTAACCCATGGATTGGGAAGAAAGCCAAATTGGTACATTTGTGAAATGGTCTGCACTACCGCTTCGAACGGTTGGTCTGTTGGTGAAACTTTTGACCAAGCATCCGCGATGCAGCCTTGGACAAACACAGGCACCTTTGGCATCTTGCTTTGGGCAAACGCAACTACAATCAATTGGAAAATCGCAGCAGGCGGAATTGCGATCATTGATAAGTCTAATGGCAACTCTGCAATAGCATCAACAGCCAATTGGCAATTGCGTTTTAGAGCAGGATTTTAATGTCCATGCGATGAACCGCGCTTCTGAAGCGTTGAAAGGTTAACGTTTTCTCGTTAAAAATTAACGATTTAGCCAGAAAAAGACTTATTTTAATAAAATGCCAGTTGATCCGGAACCTTCCGGATTCTCGACCATTATGCGCGAAAGCAATTTGATCGAGACGTGTACCAGTGCAAACATTTTACTATCACCTTGGCTACAATAGCCACTTCGTTTTGGATGCCAGCGGAAGGACGTTCTCGTCTGCTAAACAGGCAGTTCACGAGCGAACCATCGCGTCCATTCTCGTTGGCTTGAACGATGACATTCCGGGCGAACGCTTTCCTGATCAAATTGCCATCGTGAAAGGTGGCGAAAGCCGCACGGTTATGGCGATCAGAAACCTTTAAACAGGTCGAATCCGATTTGCTGATGGGTGATTATCTTTACAGGAAGGTAATCTCGGAAAGACCAAGACGCTTCCGCTCTGCTTCGGCATGGTCCACAGCGATATCCATTTCTGGAAACGAAAATAGGGTCAGCAAGCCTTCTTCCGTTATGCGAACATCCCAAAGTTCGCCCGACCGATACAACTCAACCTTATTTGCGAGAGCGTCTTCGACGCGGTCAAAAATATCTGCCATATAGATACGATTACAAAAACTCTATGTGGTAGTCTAGTACTCACTTCTGTACGCTACCGTACCATCGGAATATTAGAAATTCCTCTTTTATGGGAACATTTACCTGTTCGTGAGATTAGGTCGGGACTTGGAGAGCGAATGTGAAGACGACCTATTTTTTCCATCTAACCTACGACAAGTTTTCTGATATTGATCAGACAGGGTTCGAATACTCGTCACCATACAAAGCGACCGACGATGCTGTTCTCACGCTTCTCACAAAAGCGCTCGATGCTCAGATTTATGGTAAGCCGGTCCCTCGTAAGGTCGTTGTTGTCCAAAGCGGCATCAAGTCAAAAATCGTCGCGATCAAAGGCGTGTAATCTTACTGAGCGGCTTACCTACGCTAATCTGAATAGATCAAGCTCGGCTTGGCGACGAATGGTCAAACCGCGCAACGGCTTCAGAATGCCTTTCACCCTTGCCTTGTCCCATTGCAGCCACGACTTCCCGATCTCAGCCATTGAGGCTTTTCCATTGATGCGCTTGAGAAGGGTAGAGCCAGCGAATGCGCCAAGCCCAAGATTGAACGCGAAAGACACCAGCGCGCCAAACTGATCGTCAGTGATCGGCACCTTCACCAGCGTAGCCACGCCTTTCTCGAATTCAGCGAGATCGGTCGATAGGAGCCTGTCAGCTTCGTTTTGGGTAATTGTCTTGCCGCTCTTCACATCAGCCATGGTGACTGTCTTAGTATGCCCGTATCCGATTGTCGGAACGTTGGCAGGGCAGAGATACGCTTTGAGTTTACAGCCTTCAGATGCCTTGATGATCTGGAGAGCTTTTGGGGATGTCTTGTTCATCCAATATGTAGACGAACCGAAAACACCCCCTGCTTTTTAGGGGTTAGTGAAGCGTTCTGTAGTTTTTGTGTGGACGACGATTTTGCGCCTGTTCAAGCGGCGTTGCCCAACGAAGGTTTCCCGGCACATAGCCAAGATCATTGTCGATGCGATCAACCGAATGATCTGGCGAAGGGCGCAACCCAAGCTCTTCATAGAACTCAATGAAGGTGGCGAATGAGCATTTGATGCCGCGACCACCATAGTCGTGATAGCGCGGATGGTTTGGGTTGTTGCACCGCTGGAGGATGTTGCGATAGCAGTAGTAAAGGCTTTTATTGTCGCTGTTGGTGCTGTTGCTAAATCCAAGAGCGGATCGGCTATAATTGATTTCAGTATTCAT